ACTAAACCTGGACCACCATTACCACCTTCTCCTCCTGTGGTTCCACCACAACCTCCTCCGCCACCACATCCAATACCACCATCACCACCTCTACCACCAACAGAACCAGCAGTTCCATCAAAACCAGACCCGCCACCAGATCCACCGGTGAATAACATAAGTTCCATATTATTTACTCCTGCCGCACCATCACCACCAGCAAGAGAACCTGCTGTTCCTGCTGCTCCTCCCGAAAGTGTTGGAAAAATAGTATAGGTTGATGTTTGTGATGCTGGTGCTGTGATGTCTCCTCCAGCAAATCCAGCACCTCCAGCACCTCCACCTCCACCAGAAAGTAAAAGTCCTGTAGTTGGATAAATGATTGAAGTACCTACTGCACCTGTTTGAGCACCTCCACTTCCACCTACCTGACCTACAAGTGGTGCAAAGTTTCCCATTCCTGCTTGTAATGCACTAGATAATATTGCAATCGAACCGGCGGCCCCGCCACCGCCCCCTCCAGTTGGAGCACCAACAGTACCAGATCCGCCACCGTTAGCATAACAAACAGTATAAATTGATCCAGTATCTTGTGCAATACAGACATATGATATGCCTCCATCTGCTCCATTACCACCAGCAGTTCCTCTTCTTCCAGAAGCACCAGGAGAAACATATAACCTATCTGGAAGAAAAATTGCAGGTATCATTACTGTTGCAACTCCTCCACTTCCTCCGCCACCGGAACCACCTCTTGCGGTTGTAGTTGCACTCGAAATACCACGATTTCCTCCACCTCCACCACCGATACAGGTAATTCTTATAAAATTTATACCTCTTGGTTTATTCCATACTTGCCAAGAAGTAGTGAGAGTAACTGCATTACCAATAAAATACTCAACATATCCATTTTGAGGTTTTGGAAGATGCAAAAAATCTATCATTGTTCTTTACCAAGTATGAATAATTACTAAACCTGGACCACCATTACCACCGGCACCACCACCATCAGTACCACCAGCACCGCCGCCAGCACCACCAGAACCAAATCCACCATCACCGCCATCACCACCTCTTGCAGTTCCATCAAAAGATGAACCACCGCCAGAACCACCAGTAGAAAGAAGTGGTTGATAAAGTTCTACACCATCAATACCATTTCCACCAATTGTAGAACCTGCAGAACCTGCTGCACCACCAGAAAGTGTTTGGAAGAGTGTGAAAGTAGCATCTTGTGATGTTGGTTCCGTGATGTTTCCTCCAGCAAATCCAGCGCCTCCTCCACCACCAGCACCACTAGAAAATAAACATCCTGTGGTTGGATAAGCGACTGAAGTACCTACCGCACCAGTTGCAGCACCTCCACTTCCAGTAGAAGTAATACTAATAGAACTAAAATGACCTTGAAATCCTTGAAGACAAGATGCTACTGTTAATTGTGATGAAGATCCACTAATACCTCCTGCAGATAAAGATGCTGCTGTTCCACCACCTCCACCATTAGTAGCACAAACAATATAAATTCCAGTATTAGAAGCTGGAGCAATAGAAACTACAGAACGAACACCTGCACCACCCGCATTACTCACTGATGTGTCGGAAGCGCCACCTGCTCCACCAACACCAGAAGAAACATATAATCTGTCAGGAAGAAAAACTGCAGGTATTGTTACTAAAGATAATGTAGATCCTGCCCCACCTCCTCCACCACCTCTTGCATTTGTTGTTGCGGAAGGAAATCCAGAAGAACCTCCTCCACCTCCACCAATAGTTACAATACGAATAAACATACAACCTTTTGGTTTATTCCAAACTTCCCAAGAACCTCCAGCAGTATCTGAAAATCCGGGAAAATAATCTATTGTACCATTCTGTGGTTTTGGAAGATGTCCAAAATCAAGCATTAATAATCTCCCCCAATTACAGTAGCAACCCAAGCAGTGTTTGCAGAAGGTGCAACACTTGTAGAAACTATTACATAATATCCAGAAGGAATTGCAAAGTTTAATGGTATATCAATTGGATATGATGATACTGTTGTTGTTGGAGTTTGTGCAGCAGCATTAATTTCTTGATATAAGAAAGTATTAGATGTTGTGAGAGTTCCAGTGTTTGTTGTTGCAATGTGAACTCTCAATGTTGCTGCAGCAGATGCAGTAGACATCGTACTTTCTGAAAGTGAAAATCTTATTCTCTGTAAGTAACTTCCATTTGCACCAGGAGAAAAGGCAAGAAATACTGTAGAACCTACTGTTCCAGTTCCATCGGATGCAGCAAGGTTAGAAGTAATTCTTACAGAAGAAACTCTTGGTGTTATAGAAAAAATTGGTGAAGTATTAGCTGGCATTTTATATCTCCTTTATGTTATTTAAGGCATTAGCATATTATATGTAGTGGCAACAACTATGCCTAAATTTGTCACTCCACCACCAGAAGAAGTTATGGTTACTATACCAACAGACACTGGAGAAACTGTTAAATTATCTCCAAAATCTAATGATGAAGCAAACCCAACATAAGAAGTGCTATCATAAACATTTACTCCAGTGTTTAGATATTCTTGTGGTGTTGGACCAAATTCTACCCATTGAGAACTATTTCCATCATTATAATAGACATAAGTTGTTCCATCACTATTATCTACCCAATAATCTCCAACAGAAGGTGATGTAGGTGCTGTTGATTGATTATAAACTGTAAAATTACCTAAAGTTCCTTGAAGTCCTTGAAGTCCTTGAGATCCTTGGGTTCCACCACCTTGAAGACCTTGAAGACCTTGAGTTCCTTGTCCTCCACCACCTTGAAGACCTTGAAGTCCTTGGGAACCTTGTCTTCCCTGAACACCCTGAAGACCTTGAGAACCTTGATTACTTAAACCCTGAAGTCCTTGAAGACCTTGAAGACCTTGGAGACCTTGGGAACCTTGATTACTTAAACCCTGAAGTCCTTGAAGACCTTGAAGACCTTGGGAACCTTGATTGCTGAGACCTTGAGATCCTTGTCTTCCTTGAGTGCCTTGATTACTTAAACCTTGCAATCCTTGAAGTCCTTGAGGTCCTTGAAGTCCTTGAGATCCTTGAAGACCTTGAGATCCTTGATTAGAAAGTCCTTGAGGTCCTTGAAGTCCTTGAGATCCTTGAAGACCTTGAGAACCTTGATTAGAAAGTCCTTGAAGTCCTTGAAGTCCTTGAGTACCTTGATTGCTGAGACCCTGAAGACCTTGAAGTCCTTGAAAACCTTGAAGTCCTTGAGAACCTTGTCTTCCTTGAGTGCCTTGATTAGACAGACCTTGAATACCTTGAAGTCCTTGAGAACCTTGATATGTTGTACCTAAAAATGTAGAAAGATTAGTCGGCATATTGATTACTCTTGATTAATTCTTTTCTGTAATTCAACGACTGCATCAATTAACATTGCGATAATAGGTATATAGCGAACGGACTTGACATTATTAGTTTCAGAAACAAGTTCTGGTAGAATTTCCTCAACTTCTTGAGCAATTAAACCATAACTCTTTTCGCCAGTTGTTTTCCAATTAAAGGAGACTGGAGAAAGTTTCTTAAGAATTTCTATACTGTTATTTATTTTAGTTACATCAGTCTTTAATCCTCTATCAGATGCAGAGTTAAAATCAATTGCAGTAATTCTGCCTGTAGTTGCATCAAAACTTAGATAGTTTGTAGTTGTTGTAACTTTTGGTGTAGTATTAATCCCTGCACCAGAAACCATTACGGGATATAATGTTGTTGAAGTAGTATCATTCTGGGTGTAGATTACATCATTAGGTCCTGCTGGTCCTGTATATGCAAATACTTCCCAAGTAGTTCCATCATAAACAAATTCAACTTCGATTCCTTTAATATCTAATACAAAGTCATCAGCAACTCCTTCAATTGTTGAACCATTTCTTGCCACCGTTAGATTATTTGTAAGCCAATCATCACCATCAGCAAATACAACACTATTTCCTGTTGTTGGTGTTGCTGGAAGTGTGATTGTAAATGCTCCACCTGAAGTATCAGCAATTAATCTATCACCAGCAACTGCAGTATAAGTTGTAGTCTTTCTAGACCAAGGAGAAGTTCCTCCACCAGAACCAGCAGCACCTTGAAGACCTTGACTTCCTAGACCCTGAAGACCCTGAAGACCTTGAGATCCTTGTCTTCCTTGAGTGCCTTGATTACTTAAACCTTGCAATCCCTGAAGTCCTTGAGAACCTTGATTACTTAATCCTTGAAGTCCCTGAAGTCCCTGAAGACCCTGAGAACCTTGATTACTTAAACCTTGAAGTCCTTGAAGACCTTGAAGACCTTGAGAACCTTGATTACTTAAACCTTGAAGTCCTTGAAGACCTTGAGAACCTTGTCTTCCTTGAGTGCCTTGAATTCCTTGATCACCCTGAAGACCCTGAGTACCTTGCCTTCCTTGAGTGCCTTGAAGTCCTTGAGAACCTTGACTACCACTACCTTGAAGTCCCTGAAGACCTTGAAGTCCTTGAGTGCCTTGAAGTCCCTGAGAACCTTGATTACTTAAACCTTGAACTCCTTGAGTTCCCTGAAGACCCTGAATTCCTTGAGAACCTTGTAAAGAAGCAATGTCTAAAGTAATTGTTGCAATGCTTCCAGTAACAGAAGCAGTAATACCTGCTCCCACAAAGTTTAATGTTGTTGCATTTCCTTTTGCATTTCCTTCATCTTGAATAGCAATAGAAGTTGCAGCACCAGCAGCACTAACAGGTTGCCAACTCCAATTACCTAAACCATCAGCAACCGGGACATAATTAGGAGAACCAAAACTTATACCATCTGGAGATAATTGATTAACATCAATCTTATTAATAGTTGCAATTCCACTAATATTGAGATTTGGAGAGCAGCAAGTCTAACACCAAAAGGAACTTGGGTTGAACCAATACCAACACCATAGTTAAATAACCAAGCATCAGTATTCAATCCAGTCCAAGTGCCAGATTTGACCCACATAATTTGTTTATATGTGGAGGGAATATCATCAATGGGAGAACCAGCACTAATATCAATCAGTGGACTTCCTTCTGTTGAAGCAACAGCAATACCACCGTGATTTGCTGTGGTATCATTGGAAATGACTATACCACCAGCAGTTGTTGCAAGACCAACAATAATATCCTTATCCCTAACAGTTAATGTTGAGGCAGCAATAACAACTGTAGTTCCACCAATCGTTACATTTCCACCAACATAAAGATTAGTGCCATCAAAAGTTAAATTACCCGAACCAGTTGGATTGTTAGAACCATCTTTGTAAATAACTTGATTAGCAGAACCTGCTACTGGACCATAAGATCCCTGAAGACCTTGAGTTCCTTGTAATCCTTGTGTACCTTGAAGACCTTGAGAACCTTGATTACCAGTACCTTGAAGACCTTGAGAACCTTGATTACCAGTACCTTGAGTTCCTTGTAATCCTTGAGTTCCTTGAAGACCCTGAGTTCCTTGTAATCCTTGAGTTCCTTGTAATCCTTGAGTTCCTTGTAATCCTTGAGTTCCTTGTAATCCTTGTGTACCTTGAAGACCTTGAGTACCTTGAAGACCTTGAGTTCCTTGTAATCCTTGTGTACCTTGAAGACCTTGAGTACCTTGAAGACCTTGAGAACCTTGATTACCAGTACCTTGAGTTCCTTGTAATCCTTGAGTACCTTGAAGACCTTGAGAACCTTGATTACCAGTACCTTGAGTGCCTTGCAATCCTTGAGTTCCTTGTAATCCTTGTGTACCTTGAAGACCTTGAGTACCTTGAAGACCTTGAGAACCTTGATTACCAGTACCTTGAAGACCTTGAGTTCCTTGTAATCCTTGAGAACCTTGATTACCAGTACCTTGAGTGCCTTGCAATCCTTGAGTTCCTTGAAGACCTTGAGTACCTTGTAATCCTTGTGTACCCTGAAGTCCTTGAGAACCTTGATTACCAGTACCTTGAGTTCCTTGTAATCCTTGTGTACCTTGAAGACCTTGAGTTCCTTGAAGACCTTACCTTGAAGACCTTGAGTACCTTGAAGACCTTGAGTTCCTTGTAATCCTTGAGTTCCTTGAAGACCTTGCAATCCTGCTTCGTATGGAGCAGTCCAACTAACTCCAACACCAGTAGAAATAAGAATTGACCCAGCAGTACCTACTTGATTATTATAATCATAGAGTCCGCCACGTATTCTTACCGACCCATTAACATCTAATTTTTGGGTAGGATCTGAAACTCCAATTCCTATATTTCCATTTGGAGATGAAAAAAGATAGGTATCTCTAGTTTGATCAAACACATATGCAACACCAGACTCACTACCAGAACCAGAAATTTCATCAGACCAACCACCAACAATAATATTTCCACCATCAGCACTTACTGCTACTGATATACCAAAATTGTCATTTGCATCAATAGCATAAGAACCAGTTAAAATTCCTACTTGGTTAAAACTATTTCCTTGTCTATTGAAAGCATAAACAACTCCAGAAGCAGCTCCTAAACCTGATTTGTTGTCTCCAGGAGATCCAACAACGATAATGCTACCATCAGCACTTACAGATACGGACGTTCCAAAATTATCATCTGCATCACTTGCAAGAGAACCTGTTAAAATTCCAACTTGGTTAAAATTATTTCCTACACGATCATAAACATAAACAACTCCAGAACTGTTTCCGGATCCAGGAACATTGTCATAAGAAGCACCGACTACAATAGTTTTACCATCAGAACTTGTTGCTACTGACTGACCAAAATACTCAAACCCATCAACAGCATAAGAACCTGTTAAAATACCAACTTGGTTAAAATCATTACCTACTCGATCATAAACATAAACAACACCATAATCACTAGTACCAGCACCAACTATTTCATCTTCCCAAGCACCAACAACTATAGTTTTACCATCAGAACTTGTTGCTAGAGAAATTCCAAAATAATCAATATCATTATTAGCATAAAGACCAGTTATAATTCCAACTTGATTAAATGCATTTCCTACACGATCAAAAACATAAACAACACCATAATCACTAGTACCAGCACCAACTAGTTCATCTTGATAAGCACCAACAATAATAGTTTTTCCATCGGCACTTGTTGCTAATGCTCCACCAAAAAAATCATATTGATTGTTTGAAAGAGAACCTGTTAAAATACCAACCTGATTAAAATCATTACCTACTCGATCATAAACATAGACAACTCCAGAATCAACACCTGAACCAGGTATATTATCACGATATCCAGTAACGATAATAGTTTTTCCGTCTGCACTTATTGCTGAAGCAAATCCAAACCAATCAAGACCATCATTGGCATAAGAACCTGTTAAAATTCCTACTTGACTAAATGAATTTCCTGCTCGATCATAAACATAAGCAACACCAGATTCACTACCAGAACCGGGAATTTCATCTCGATAAGCACCAACAACAATAGTTTTTCCATCACCACTTGTTGCTACCGAATATCCAAAATAATCCTCAATGTTATTAGCATAAGAACCTGTTAAAATTCCTACTTGAATATATCCAGATACTCCAGAAATACTTGATGCTTCATTAACCTTGAAGACCTTGAGTACCTTGAAGACCTTGAGTTCCTTGTAATCCTTGAGTTCCTTGAAGACCTTGCAATCCTGCTTCGTATGGAGCAGTCCAACTAACTCCAACACCAGTGGATACTAAAATACTTCCACCAGCACCTACTTGATTGTAAGTATCATATAAACCAGAACGAAGACGAACTCCTCCGTTCACATCAAGACTTTGTGTTGCATTAGTTGTTCCAATGCCAACTTTCCCAGTAACTTCTAGTACTGTATTACTTTCCGTATAAGAACTAATACCAACTCTTAGATTTTTTTGACGGTTACTGAGATACTTTGCCATTGGATTTTATATTAGTTAAGTGTTTCTAAAATACTTGCTATAAATTTCAAATCTGTAGCATTACTACCAGATAAAACAAGTTTGTCTCCACTTTCTAATACCAATTTTCCTGCTAAAAGATTTGCAGTATCATTTGCTGCTATAGGATAATTTTTTAGCATCTCAGTAGTCACTGCCACACCAACAACACTTCTTTGATGTGAAAGAGAAACATCAGCAGAGGAAGATCCAATATTTGCAACTTGTGCTAAAAGAACAACACCAGTATAACCAACAGGTGCCGTGTAAACAGCCGTAGAACTAGTACTTACGACTGAAGTAACTGTTTGGAATACATTAAGTGCTAATGCCATTTTATTATTCTCCTCCTAGTGCTAGAATAAATGGTGTCATTGTTGAGAACAAACTCTTAGAATAAAATGTTCCACTAATCGTTCCTGTTTGCTGATTAATGACGACACCATCACCAATTCTGAAGTTTCCTGAATGATCTGTCGTAGTAAAAACAACCAGTCCACCATTTTTAGAAAGAGTTTCATTTGCTTGAATAGGAACTCCACCATTTGCAGGTAATGCAGTTGCAATATTTGTTCCAGATCCAATATATTCAAGAGAATGTCCTGATGCAAGAACTCTACTTTGTTTGAAGAAAGGAACAGTAGTACCAACTCCAACAGCATAAGGAACATTATCAGTAATTGTAATAGTACAAATTCCAGCAGAAACAGGTGTTGAATTTTGAATTACATAATAAGTTGGAATTAAATTTGCAGTACCTGTTGCAGTATTTATTCCAACATCAGGAGAGCTAAAAGTTACTGTAGGAGTTGAAGTATATCCTCTTCCATTTGAAATCATCTCAACAGAAACAATAGAACCATCTTTTACCTCAGCAACAGCAGTTGCGGGAATACCCCAAGGTGTAGATGGATTACCAATCGTTAGATCTGCATTTCCAGTATATCCAGTTCCACCAGAACCTACTGTAATACTTTCTACACTATAATAAAGTGTATCAAAATAAATGACTTGTCCGTCAAAAGGTCTGACTACATTTATTTTTGCAGTTCCGCCGGATTGATATGTATGCGAAAGAGTAGAAACTCCAACATAAACTTCAAAGGAAGTTGGTGATGGAACACCAGCAACCTCAAAAATATAACCTTTATTTCCTGATGGATAAGTTACAATTCCTGGACCAGAAGAGCAAGTAAATGCAAGTCCAGCAATTGAAACACCCATTCCAACATTAAAGTTATGATTTGAACCTACAGTAATTGTTGTAAGTCCAGTTACATTATCATAAAGTGCATTCGTAACATTCAGAGTTGGAACATTTAAATCAAGAACAAAAGTATCTGCATTTTCTGCCGCAGATGCCGTTACAATACCTGTATATTTTAAAGGACCAACACTATCTGCTACTAGTCCATAATTTCCAAAAGAAGAATTGGAGTTAGTTAAATCGCAAGCAGAACCAGAACCACAATAAACTGCGATTTCGTCGCAAATAGTAAAGAGGGAAACTAACTGTGCGTATCCTTCATTTGTAATAGAACACCCAATACCACCTTGATTATATTGAGTATAAGAATCAAGAACCATTGATTTTAATGGTCCAATACATTTTGAACCATCAATTTTGAGACCAATACTATTTGGAATAAAATTCGTGCAATTTTGAATGTATGGTGATTGGCTTGAATAACCTACTTGATTTGGATTAAATGCAAATATTGCTTTTCCTGGATTCAAAGTTCCGGTAAAAGACATTTCTGCAACATAATTACCTTCAAGAACATAAAATAAATCTTCATTTGCATTTTGAGGAGATACTGATACCTCTCTTAAACTATCTCCTACAATCGAAACTTGAGTTGGAAGTATTAACGGATTATTTTCTACATAAGATCCAGCACTAACTTTAATAACTGTTCCTGTTGTTGCTGCTGAGAGAGCTGCTCCGACTGTTCGTTTTGCGTCTCCAAGTTTTCTTCCTGTATTGGTGTCGTTTCCATCTTGAGTGACATATAAAATATTAGTAACCGTTGCTCCGGCACCCAGATTTACAATATCTGTTCCGATGCCTGCACGACTTCTTACGGAATACAAATCACCATCATAAGTATTAAGTCCAAGTTCTCCAGTTAGTAACTGGTTTACTGTTGGTTTCTTACCGGGAACTGCGGATCTTCTAATCCTGACGATAGGATTGGTATTTATCATTCACTTAAGATGGTGGTATATACCGTAAAACAACCCAATATTTATCGGGGGTTTTAGATATTTATAATTAATATTCTCCGCAATCTATAATAATATTTTGTAAAAATCTTTCAGTTCCAATTGCAACAATGACTGTAGAAATTCCTGCAGTATCATTAAAAATTAAACTTCCACCAATGCCAACAGAACCTAAAACAGTTAATTGTTCTGTTGGATTTGTAGTGCCAATACCAACATAAGATAATGTATGAATACCAACACTAGTTTTAACCCAATAACTATCACCAGTTATTCCTTGAAGACCTTGAGTACCCTGGAGACCTTGAGTACCCTGGAGACCTTGAGACCCAGATCCTTGAAGACCTTGCAGACCTTGAAGACCCTGTGATCCTTGAGGTCCACGAATATTTCCTACATTCGTCCAAGAAACAGTATCATAAATCCATAAGTTTCCTGTATTTGTATCAATAACACCATCACCGGCACCTGCTGATGGGAATGCCGCATTTAATTCAGATTGCTCGTTTCCTGGAGTAAGAGCAAGAGAACCAATAATATTGAGAGATGTTCCTGTTTGACCCTGAAGACCTTGAGTACCTTGTAAACCTTGTGGACCCTGAACTCCTTGAGAACCTTGTGAACCAGTATCTCCTTTATCACCAGTTCTTGCAAATGTAATAATAACATCTTCATTATTACTAAATGCTGTGGTGCTTCCAGAAACATAAGCACAGAAGACCTGGAAATAACCACTCAGTTCTGTAATCGAAGATATTGTGAAGAGTGCAAAATCAGAACTGTCAAATTTATTGGATATTCTAAAGTGTCCTTTAATTGTTGATGTACTATCATCAATTGTTCTTAGGAAAGATTGGATATCAGTAGAACCGTCATTTTGATCATCAATATAAAGTTCAAGTGCAAGAGAAAGATCTAAATTATTAAACTTTAAGTACCCAATACCTGGATCAGAATTTGTAGTATCTGTGCTAAAAGTATAATCAAAAGTGGCACCACCAAAGTTTCCATCTTTACCTGATGTTCCCTGAACTCCTTGAAGACCTTGAGTTCCTTGAGTTCCTTGAAGGCCCTGAAGACCCTGAACTCCTTGGAGACCCTGTGTTCCTTGTCTTCCTTGTGTACCTTGTCTCCCCTGAGTTCCCTGAAGACCTTGTAGACCTTGAGTTCCCTGAAGACCTTGTAGACCTTGAGTTCCTTGTACTCCTTGTCTTCCCTGAGATCCTCTTTCACCCTGAAGACCTTGAACCCCTTGGTTACTTAAACCCTGAATACCTTGATCACCTTGAAGACCTTGAAGACCTTCTCTTCCTTGAATTCCTCTTTGCCCCTGAACACCCTGAAGTCCTTGTGCTCCTTGAAGACCACCAGTTCCCTGAGTACCTTGAATTCCTTGATCTCCTTGAAGACCTCTAGTTCCCTGTAATCCTTGGCGACCTTGTGTTCCCTGAAGACCTTGAAGACCTTGAGTTCCTTGAATAGAAAGACCTTGAGTACCTTGAAGACCTTGAGATCCTTGTCTTCCTTGAGTGCCCTGTAAACCTTGAGTACCTTGAATAGAAAGTCCTTGAGTTCCTTGAAGACCTTGAATTCCTTGAAGACCCTGTGTTCCCTGAAGACCCTGAAGACCTTGTGTTCCTTGTCTTCCTTGTGTACCTTGGCGACCTTGTGTTCCTTGAAGACCTTGAAGTCCTTGTGTACCTTGATCTCCCTGAAGACCTTGAAGTCCTTGAGTGCCTTGAACTCCTTGTAAACCTTGAGTGCCTTGTCTCCCTTGAGTTCCTTGTCTTCCCTGAAGACCTTGTGTTCCCTGAAGTCCTTGAGTGCCTTGTATACCTTGTAAACCTTGGGTTCCTTGAACACCCTGAAGACCTTGATTGCCTTGTGTACCTTGTCTTCCTTGTGTTCCTTGTAAACCTTGGGTTCCTTGAGTTCCTTGATTACTTAGACCCTGAACACCTTGATTACCTTGTAATCCTTGAAGACCTTGAAGTCCTTGAATTCCCTGAGTTCCTTGTCTTCCCTGAGTACCTTGTCTTCCCTGAAGTCCCTGAGTTCCTTGATGCCCCTGAATTCCAATTGTTCCCTGAGAACCTTGAATTCCTTGAGCACCTTGTCGTCCCTGAAGACCTTGTGCCCCCTGAATACCTTGAGTTCCTTGGAAATCACTTAAAGGACCTTGGGCACCTTGAACTCCCTGTAGGCTTCCAGCCTCTCTAGTAAGTTTAAGAGAAGGCTTATAACCTACAGTGACGTTATAACTGGTACTTCCAAGAGAGACTGAAGGCATTAGATTGACTCACTAGCATTTACAAGCACCATCCCATCAACAACTTTAGTTTTCTTTCCTTGAGAGGAGATAATAATTACATCATAATAATATCTTCCTGCTTTCAAATCATCAGAAACTGTATTTGCAAGAGACACTACAACTTGTCCTGCAGCAGATACAATACCAACATTAAATGAAGTTGATGTGGTTGATTCAGGAAACTTACGAATTTTTGCTACACCAGTATGCCCTGTTAAATCTAACGGACTTCCATCAGGATTATTAACAGTAAAGACTTCTTCGTAATCGGTTCCCTGTTCTACAACAATATTAACTGCTGGAACTGCCATTTGACTTGAAAATTTTTAAGTATTTATCTGCCTAAAATGTATTTAGTTACAAAAAAACCATACCTTACGGTATGGTTTCAATAATTATTTTATTTACAGAATATCAAATTTACCTTTGAATTCATCATAAAACTTTTTATATTTTTTCAAAGATTCATTTTCTACTTCTAAATCAGATATTTTTTTCTTTAAAGATTCAAGATCAGAATTAGAATCTTTATCTTGATCAAATTTTGTTTTATTTATTTTAGCATCCCACAGTTTAGTTCTTAATAAAGAACAACCAGATAAATTTGCTTCCTCTAAATCAGCAGATTCAAGATTTGCTTCATCTAAATTAGATCCAGATAAATCACATCCTTTTAGTTTTGCATATTTTAAGTTAACCCCTTGCAAATTACAATTTTTTAGTATTGCATTTTCTAAATTTGAACCCTGAATATTAATATATTGTAAATCACAATTACTTAGATCAGCATTTCTCAGATCAGCACCAGGTTTAATTTCGTATCCATTAATTTCCATAATTTATAAGCAACAATTATTGAGGAGGAACAGGCCAATCGGGATGAATTTCTCCAGATTGATAAGCAACGACTAATGGTTTAGGATCGGTAATGATATCAGATAAATCTCTCAAGTCTTGTCTATATTGTGTCCATGCATCAACCTGTGCTTGAGTAAGAGGAGCATTTGGTAATTGAGTCCAATCACACTCTAATAATTTATAATTACGAATTGCTCTAAACTCTTCCCAATAATCCCTTGATGCTTCAATTAATTCTAATCTTACTCTCTCTGCTTCTTCTCTTCTTGCTATTTCATCATAATATATTTGAATTAACTGTTCCCATTCTCCAAGTTCACTAATTCTTTGATTTGATGGTTTATCCATTGCAAGTGGACTTGAAGGTTTGAATTCAATTTCTCCACCCACTACATCTCCATACCACTGGACTGCATGAACATTGCTTGGAATCCAATCAAAATATTGTCTGTCAATATCTATTAAACTATTATCGTTAATTGAGATTGTTCCATCATCAGCAATATAGACTAATCTATTCACTGTCATTATTTTCTTCTCCTTGAGTCGGTGCTATCATATTTATAGGAGTTTCAAGCGGAACAACATTAGCAGGAAGAATATTTTTCATTTCTTCCATAGATTGGAGATAAAGTTGTTGATTTTCTGCATTAGATCTTACAACTTCATTTCGGAAAGATTCTACTGCAGCTCCCGCTTGCCTTGCTTGCTGTGAGGTCTCAATTTGAAGCATAGGAAGCCAAGTTACAGCGCACCCCCACTCATCAACCATTTCACCAGTGTTAGGATTCATTCCTCTGACTTGAGTATACCAAGAACATTTTAATCCAACACAATCTTTTTTAATTAATGGGCAAAATTTGCCTGGTTTCATTTGCATAATTATCTCCTAAATGTATTATCTAGCATATCTGCGTAAAATTTGTTGCCTTAATCCCTCTAGCATAAAAAATGGATCTTTTGAAGCACTTAAGCAATCCCCTAAATGCACAGGTGATTCATATTTTACCATATTTTTTTGAATATCACAAATTTCTGAGTAAATATGTCGAATAAAAGAATCCTCTATTAAAGATTTTGTCCAAAAAACAGAAACATATCTAACACCAGATGAAACTTTATTTACTCTATGAAGAGTTCCTGTTGGGTATGTTATGCCCCAACCAGATTTTAGTTTTATTTTAATCTCTTCTTCACCACCAAAATATAAACATAATTCACCACCAATGTATTCATCAGGATCATTTAAAAACACTGTAGTGCTATAATCGCCATTATTCCAATTATCATAATGGGGATTATAGTATCCGCCAGAAATAGTTTTTGAGACAATATTAAATGTTGTTTCTCTCGCAGCAATAAAATTTACAAAATAATTATCACGATCTAATGAACTCATAATCAAAGAATTGATTTTTTGTGATAAAGCAGGATCAGACATTTCTAAGTTACTTTTAACTCTTGAAAATCCTCCTCCACTTTTTAAACCATCCTGCCAAATATTATGAGTATTTGCGTAAGAAATAACTTCTTTTATTTGAGATAACTCACCTTCAGACAATACTTGTCTAGTATAAAATTGTTTCATACAAACCAAGTTATAATAGAATAACGAGTTCCTTTTGTTACAGGCATAATTTCATGTGGATACATAAAATTCGATGGGAACATTATTGCAGATCCAGCACCTGATCTAATAATAATTTCTCTATCAAAGAATGCAAATTCACCACCTTCATAATCATCATTTAAATGCAATGAACAAGAAACTGATCTCTGTTGCTCTTTAAATGAATCTACATGTTGGGTATAATATTCACCTTCATTATATCTCAACAATTGATATCCAGTATCAATATCTATCATGAAATGTTCATATAGATCTTTGTACTTTTTAACTGTTTCTCCTAATTTCTCATGAATTTTTATATCAATATCTCTACGTTTATTCTCATTTTTACTAATAATTTCATGACCTGAAATCATTATTTGATTGCAATTCCTATAATTTTTATCTACAACTCCTGTACCAACTAAAGCACTTTCCCAGTCACTAGAGTTCTTATATTCATCTAAAATTTCATTACACAACTCAATTGGAAGTGCATTATCAAATACTTGAATATAATCTTCTAAACAAGTTCTTGATTTTGGTTTAGGAACAATTAGAGTCGGAGTAGATTTTTTTTCTTCTTCAACTTTAGGAGGTTCAATTTGTTCTTTAATTTCTTTTTCTACTTCATCTTTAGAATCTTCTCTCTTTTTATCGAAGTATGCATACACACAATCACCTCTACTTCTTACATAATGGAGAAATACTTGTGCATAGTGCTCACCATCATAACTATCCCTCCAATGTTCTGCAATCTTTCCAAGATATAACATTGCATCACCAGGATTTAATGTTACAGATCTCTCTTCACCTGTTGGGGTTTTAATTGAAATAGGCCATTGCTTATCGCCATTAAGATGAACTGTTAGAGAAATCTCACAAGCATCTCTATCCGTATGTCTCTCAAGAACACTATCCTTGAAGTATACTCTCGAATATGCATATGTAGGAAGAACAGTTTCTTCTAAGATAGAAGATACTTCCTGAGTCTTCTCACAAAGTAACTCTAAGAAAGAAATATAATTATACTTAGAATGAGATTGTGGTGCTTGTGAATCTCCTTCTAAATTAGAACATTCACAATAACTCTTAAATTCATTTGCTAATTGAACTGCTCTATATGAAGGAATAAACCCAGGAATAATTAGATAATTATTTTCGATTAATTTAGTATTCATACGAATAATAAGGTATAATTAATATTTTATCTCAACAAAAGATCAAAGTCAATCTTTAGTTGCGAGAATTACATCTCTATAATAAACAGCAAAATCCTGTGCTGTACTACTAACTGGATGATCATGTGATGTCTCAGTTATAGTATGTGTATGAGCGGGTATAGATGGAGCTGGAAATGGGTGACTGTGATTATATGGACCAAAACTATGTGTATGTCCTCCACCAGATCCAACATTACTAGGAGCAAGCGGGCTCGCAGCAACTCTATTTCTAGATGCAACTGCTCCCGCTGCTTTTGCTACATCATCAGTGCTAGTAAAATATTGATGAGTATGTGGTGGAGTTGTAGCTGCTGTAGATTGCAGAGTTCCACTAACAATAGCAGGTCCTATAGAAAGTGGTGGTTGTATTGGACCAATAGTAACTCCAGATTGTACAGAACTTACTGTACCTTGAACTGGTCTTGAAGTCAAAATAGTTGTAAATGCAGTAGAACCACCTGTGGTTATTGAACCATTAATTACTCTCAAAGTAGTATTATTATATGTTGAATCTTTTGTCCAACTCGTTGGAGCAGTAGCATTTTCAAATACAGTTTTTGTAGCAGATGCAATAAAATCTGGAATATATAAACAATCTATTAAAGAAGTTCCTTGAAGAGTAGCCATAATTATCTAAGATTTAGTTGCGATAATAACATCTATGTATAAAATAGAAAAATCTTGGTTCAAAGTAAGCGAATGACTATGAGGACCTGTACTAGTTAATGGATGTCTATGAGCAGTTTCTGTAATTGGATGAGTATGACTAGTAATAGTTCCAGTTGTTGTGTGTGGATGTGATGCAGGACCACCACCTGGACCAGAATCGATGAATCCAGCAACACCTGTAGCTGCTGGTTGACCACCTGGACCAAATCCTGTTGGTTGAGATTGTAGAGTACTTACATCAATTGGATGAATGTGAGGAGCAATTTGGTCTGTTGATACTGTAGCTGGTTGCGATGCAGATCCACCAGGATTTGTAGTTGTTGGGTATCCAGTTACAGTTGATGCAATGCTAATATTGCTGGTGCTTATACCACTAGTAATTACTTTGGTTCTTGGACTAAAAACAGTAGTAAACCCTATTGTTCCACCTACAGAAATAGCAGATCCGTTTGCTCCACCAATTATTCTCAAAGATTTATTATTGTGAGTTGTGTCTTTAACCCAATTAACAGGGGCATTTGTATTATTAAAAATCATTTTTGATGGATTTGCGGGAGTATCCGCTGATCCACCAATAAAACTTGGTATAGAACTACAACCAGATAAAGTATCTAAACTGAGAACTGCCATAAAACTAATGATTTGTATTATTTATTAATCTTTTGTACATATAATCATATCCACATACAAAATATCAAAACTATCTGTAGAACTTATTGGATGATCATGTTGTCCTGATACTGCATGTCCGTGCAAAATTGTTCCGGCAGTGTCAACTTGGTGACTGTGGCCAGCAAATGCATGAGAATGTTGTCCGCCTAGACCTACGCCTCCTAGATTTGTAGGATTAGCAACTGATGCAGCTACAGAAGCAGGTTGTATTCCCGACGTAAGTACAGTAGGAGATGTTCTAATATATGGATGGTTATGTGAGGCAAATTGAGCAGTAGGCAATGCACTACCACTGGAATCTGGGGGAGAACCATCTTGACCACTACCAAAAGATGCTGGATAAGCATCTGTAGTGGATGTTGTAGTCAATCCAATGGATTGTTGTTGTAAAGTTACAGAGATTGGTTTATTAGATACAAATGCTTGAGAAAAAGTAATCGATCCTCCGGGAGATAAAGATGCCCCATTTACAACTCTCAACATCCCTTCATTTACAGTTGTATCTTTAGTCCAACTTACGGGAGAAGTTGCATTCTGAAATACTGTCTTCGATCCCCCCGCAATAAATTGAGGAATTGAATTACAACCAGTAAGTGAAGTTGCGCCAAGTACAGCCATGGAATGTAAATATATCTTTTATATTTTAATGCTATTTATACCTTTGTTTAAGGTCTTCTACCTCAGCAGAAAGTTCTTTAACTGCTTCAATTAAAACTCCAATAATACCATTGTAATTGACTGATTTATATTCCCCTTGATTTACAAGTTCAGGTAAGACTTTTTCAAGTTCTTGT